ACAAATTCCCGTATACGAAAAAGCTATCTAGTACCTTACAGTACACCTAAACAACACTAACACAATGAACTTCAAAAATTATCTTAAAAACTTTATCAACCCTGAAGGTCACGTATCGAGCTTCGATAATGGCCAGTTCTTTATTCAGAACTATATGAAACTGTCTCTCGTAGACGTCGAAAATGTCGGTCTTAATACGTCTAGTGACGAGCAAGATCGTATTGATAAATTAAGCATCAGGACTGGTAAAGAACTAGATGCAGGAGAGGAAAAATACCGACAAATTGTGGGTGAGCAATTTTCTAATAGGAGAAAAACTAAAATTATATCAAAAAACACTGTATATGGTTCTAGACAAAAAATGTCTACCAACTTTTATCAGACGAGTATTGCTGGATTAAATCCGTTGTACATAACTGATATGGGTTTACCAAATGCCACGGCAATTGAAAAACGGCTACGTGAGATTGTACCTTCAACTGAGTTGAAAGAGCAACGTATTCATCGTTTTTTCAACTCTACTATCATGGCAGATTTCTATGACAATGCTACTGCTCTGTTGACTGTGTTGCTACAGTTCTACTGGAAATTAAAGATAATTGAGAGAATGGATGTACACCAAGTTAAGGTCGAAGTTAAATTACATGGTATAGAGAACATACGAGGTATGGAACCATTGACAGCGGCACCACTGGTATGTAATTATTTAGCCGGTTTACGTAACGGGGTGACAGCACATCCTGATGACATAGATATATTGAACTTAACTGAAACCTTTTTACAGTGGTTGGAACAGGCACCCCCTAGAGTCATTAGAAATGACCTGGGGGTAGATGTTCCAAACCCTGATTACATGAGCCTTGCACACGAAGTCACTTTTGTCTGCCATAAGATGTACGACTATAATGACGGCCACAGTAGTAGTGGACGCACATTTGGTGAGGTCTTTGGATTCACTAACAATTGTTACAAAGTGCACTCATCATGGAATCAAATAGTCAATGATGATCAAAATATTCTGCAAAATGAAGAGAATATATTTCCTGATTCACAGGCAGCTTATACTGCTTGGGAGAAAGCAGACGGATTTATTAATTGTAGCGGACTAACGCCAAAAATGGCAGCAATACTTAATATGGCCCTTAGAGGTAATAAAAGAACGTCTCCACTGTTGGTTGACCAAGATTTGAAACTCTTAGCATCCAGGGCTAGGGTTATAGGATTTTATGTTCCTGAGTATCGAGAGATTAGGGGCACGTTTACTAGTGAAGAAGTCGCAAAAACTATATCAATATTAGTTGGGACACATAGATGGCATGAAGATTTACTTAATGCCACAAATGGTCTTAAATACTGGCTAGCACAACCTGCAACAGAGACGGTTGAATCACATTGGTGGCACTCTATCAAAAGAGAGTATTCACTACCAAAATTAGGTTTGAAACGTGCCGTAATGGGTATGTTGTTGGAAGGAGATGGAGTTATGATTACCTCAGACGCAGTGCGTAACCTAGCCTCTTCTCTATCAAAAAATGACGAACTAATTTTTGAATCAACGTTTATGAATGCATGTTGGTATTGGGGTGAATATTTAATGTTCTTTAATAGTGTTAACGCTGAACATACTATGCGAAAGTTGAGCATGGCACAACAGGATAGTATTACGCCTTTTGAAAGGGCAGACGCGATAGTTTCGAGTATGCTGGGCGTAGCTATACCTAAATGTGTATACCGGCAGCAGGCAACATTCGCCACAGGCGGTGTAATTGGACAACTGAGTAATAGAGTAAAATTCGGAAACATTGTTATTGAACACATGCAAGATTATGGATATACTATAGCAGGTGATGGGTTCAACACGCAAACGCTGGTACCCCCATCGGGAGTAGCATTAGTAGTTGGGCTAGGTGGTCCACTAATAGCTGGCACGCCATATGGTAGCATATTCGGTGTGCGACAAGCTTCTCTCAAGAGGGTTGGTTTCACCAGGAGACGTGCTTACCATTATAATGACTTGTGGGGTATGGGTGTGGTGACCAGGTGGCTTGGCTACGACTTGCACTACCTGCACCCCAGGGCCTCGAATAGTCATAGGATCTACGCCGCAAATGACGTATCAGTCGCAATGCCGCCTGTGAACATAGGAACATTGGATACACCTACCGCATATGAGTTCCTTTCTTTGAGTCGGAGACAACACGTTTTCGGGTCTGACTTATCACTAGCACTAAATTGTAAGATGGTGTTTCAGTGGCAGAGGGATACACCCACACCACTGGCGAGAGCACAGTTCAATTCACCTGTTTGTTATGTTGATGAAAGGAGTTATGCTGGTGTGAGATATTACAAAGGTGTAAAACATACTTCGACTAACTACCAAGCATATCTATTAGCTGATTATGATTACGTAACCTCGGATTTTCAAATAACCTATCCAGAGCAAGCTGTCCCACTCCCCGTGCCTATAGGAGATTTGAAGTTAGCGGTGAACGATGTTGGTCCTCCAGATATAGACCAGAATATAACCGAAAACGCGGGCTAGGTGAATTACGCAAAGCTTTATTGTATATAGATGTTGTAGGTGACACTGTTGTAGAAAAAACTTTCATTGATTGTAGATATGTATTATTTGACGTGCTATACGGCATTAACCTTGATGGTTGGACACACGTCAAATTCAATACGGATGTAGTTTACTGTTTGTGCATATACAACAGTGCTTTGAGAGCAACTACGTGTTATGTTTCATTAACTAATGATTTAAGGACGATGGGAAAACATGCGATGTTACGTATGTCCCGTATCCAATTTGGTCCAAATTTATTCCCTTTCGGTAAAGTAGATAACAGCATAGTTATGTCGCACGTGTTGCACATAACTACTGAGAGTATTAAGCACTATGAAATAACATGTCAGCGAGGACCAAAACCTGAACATAAAGCACTATTTAACGAGGTTTATAATAAGCAGTTATTCTTAGATAATGCTAAGATTTCAGCCAGGCATATGCGGCATATGACTATTAACGAATTGCGCGATATAGACATCAAGATCATAGAAGAACGCTGTGCGTTCATGTACGAGTGGATGTATAATATGATAAGTAGACAGTTAATGAGTGAGTCCGCCCTGATAGGCTATATATTGTGGGTACTAGGCATGCCAGACGAACATTACACTTTAATTAGTAGATCAGCGTTATGGTTATGGTCTTATGATAGTCTTGAAGACTTTGCGAAGACAGTTAAGAAAGAAATTTCCTTAAAATTGAAGGCTGTTCAGAATTTGTGTGGCATAGATTGTAGCATATTTTTTGAATTCGAAGTTTTGGTAAATAGAGGTATTGGGGCAGTGTCTTGGGAGACCGAAAAAGAGCACAGAATTAATCCAAACACTGTTACCATCAGTGATATTGAAATTTTAGAGCGGGCTCATGAGTTATTTAAGAAAGTAAAAAAACGAGGTGGTAGACCGTTTAAAAGCCATTTTGACACTTACTTTAAGATGCGGTGGCAGTGGGCTCCACCGGGAGCATACCACTCACAATATGCTGAGGACCAACAGTATGTGTCGAGTGATCCAATGCTTAAAAACAAACTGTATGCATGCTGCGCTATGCCTAGGAAAGAACTGGAGTTCTTTACGAGTCGGACACCACAAATAGTTGCTAGAGCTTCCACTAAATATGAATGGGGGAAACAAAGGGCTATATATAGTGTAGACAACACGAATTTTATATTATCTAGTTTCGCCATGAACGGCTGTGAAGAAGCTCTAGCTACTATAGTACCTATAGCCCAGGAAGCAGAAGCCACTAGAGTCGGCGCAACCGTGCGCGAAGTTCTTAAAAACGGCGTACCTTATTGTTTTGATTTTGAAGATTTTAACGCCCAACACTCTACGAGTGCAATGCAGCAGGTACTTAAAGCATATGGGAAAGTGTTTGAAACTGATCTCTCTCCACAGCAATTGGAGGCGCTAGGCTGGGTGACAAAGTCTTTGGAAGATGTAGTCATACAAGATAGATACAATGGTAGTTACAGGGCGCAAGGTACATTACTTTCTGGGTGGAGGTTGACTACATTCATGAACACTGTGTTGAACGTGATTTACACCCAGGTAATGACTGAGCAGGACCCGTTTCCCACGACGCATAGTGGTGATGATATCTTGGGTGCGGTAACTACGTTGAAACAAACACAAAACATTGAGAAGAATGCTCAGATATACAATATCAGGTTTCAAAGTTCTAAGTGTTATTTAGGGTCGATAGCTGAATTTCTGCGTGTTGACCATAACATAGGAGATGGCAGTCAATATTTAGCACGATCAATAGCTACCCTAGTTCATGGCCCGACTGAAATGGCTATACCCAACGACCCGCTGGCTATTTTCAAAGCTATAGCAACGCGAAAGCAAGAAGCACTCAAACGAGGTTTTAAGCGTGATATATTAGAAACGGTGATTGATAGTCAATATAGATACACTGAAAAGAAATGGTCGTTACAGCGGCACGCCGGAAATATATATGAACTTACGCATGTGTCTAAAGGTGGATGCGCGACTGAACCAACTAATGAATCACTTGCCTATAGTATTAGGAGAGTGAAGATAAAGAAACCACCCGACAAAAAACATGAGGAGGAACAAGTCCTCCCCGGTATGTATGATTTTGCTGAATGGATTACGACAAAATATGGGTTAGAAACTTACCTTGAACAAGTTTTAGACAGTACTAAACAGGCTGTGTACGATAGAG